CGAAGGGTCGCTGGTCGTGGACGACGATCGGTGACTACGGAGAGTATATTGAACACGAGATTGAAGTTGAAGGTCTGGCTCCGATGCCGGCTGAAATTCAAAAGCTGACTTTCGGGGGACGTCCTTCGGTTACCTTTGAAGTGCCGGAGGTTCCAGAAACCCTTACCCGACCAGTACCCTTGGTCGTGCCTGTCATTGCCCCAGCCCAGGAGAAAGTGGTGACAGAAGGCATGCTTAATGACTTGCACGGGCGTTTGACCGACATGATGCGCGATGTGATGCATAGCGTGTCAGAGTTGGGAGCTCGTGTTGTAGCTGCTGAGCGTGCGCAGGCCCCGGTCGTGCCTGCAACCCCAGTTGCGGGACCGCAACCGGTTGCCATTGTCCGTGAGCCCGTGTGTGTTCCGGTGGATACTCGTACAGTACCTGTGAAGGTTCCTGCGCGGATGTCGCCTGAGCAGCATCGTGCTCTCGAAGCTTTGGTGCCCGGTAGTGCGAAAGTTGATTATCACCCAGTTGTTCAAGGCAAAGGCTTGGCACTCTTCCCTGATGGGTCAAAGTGTGCTGAGATTCTGGCTACGGCAGCGGGGATTTTGGTCAACAAGCACGTGTGGTCGGACATGAAGGCGGAAGGTCGTTTTGTTTTTGGCAAGCCAGATGCTTCGGGTGTTTACAAGATTGGATGCGCGCGAACGGACATTGTGAAGGAGGGAGTTTCGGGAAACCGTGACCTCGTTCTTTGCAAGTCGTTCGATGGAGCTCCGAAGTTACCGAAGAAGCGTTTTGTGCTGCCAGAAGTCGGTGCAAAAGTTGTGTGTATTTCTGAGAAGTGTATGGCGGACGGCGCTGTGGTTTCAAATGAGGAACATGGCGAGTTTGGCCTGCAGATGCGCACGACATGTAGCACCGAGAAAGGCGACTGTGGAAGTCCTTATGTCAACCGGAACGGGTGTGTGGTGGGAATTCACTTTTCTGAAGGGGACCCGAAGAAGAACAACTTGGCGGTGCCGGTAACCCCGGCATTTCTGGCGTTGTTCGACCCCCAGTCAAAAAACTGACCAACTACATCGGGCCACGTGACCTATACGTGGGCCCGGTGTGGGCGGCAAGACAGGAAGAAAAACTGCCGTTGCCGGTTGTTGGCTATGTTTTGACGCGACCTTTAGGAAAGTCCCATTACATCTTGGCCCCATGGGGAGTTGCGAACACTGATTACGTGCCAAGCGTGATGTCGCACAAAGCGTTGGTGAATAGTGTGCAGAAGGCTTTGGACCCGATTCGTCAAATTCCTGAGGTGTTGGTGACGGACATGTTCCGTTATCTTCATTCAGAGTTGGCGGCTATTTGGTTCGGAACTAATGTGATTTCTTACGCCGATGCTGTGTGCAAGTTGAACCTTGACAAATCTGCTGGGTATCCGTACTATTACGATTGCACCGACAAGGGAGATGCACTCCGAAAGTATGGGGACCGTATTCAGCGGGAGGTTCAGTCAGTGTTGAATGGTGACGAGATGTGGCTCCCCTTCTCGTTGACCTTAAAAGATGAGTTGCGTACCAAGGAGCGTGTTGCAGCGAATAAAACACGTGGCTTTTCCGCGTCCGGGATTGTCCATTTGTTAGCCTCTAAAGTTTTATTCTCGAGACAGAATGAGAAACTTGTGCAGAC